GATTTATCCCAAATAATCCAAAGTTGAAATTTTTTTTCTTTTAATTTTTCTAAAACAAAATCACTATCAGTATAATTACCTGAGTATGATAAAGCTTCTTTTATGTTTTTTAAAACTAAACTCCAAACATCATTCAAATTTGATGTTGGTATTTGTACTATGTTCATTATGTAATGCTCAAATAACTTATTCCTATGTGAACACTATCTGTTGAACTAATTGTTGTTTTAAGTGCATCTGAGCTTTCTAAAACTAAAGGCACACTTAATAATTCCTCTGAATTATTTGCTGTGAGTGATTTTGTATTAAATATTGTAAATTCTGCACTTGCTGAATTATCTGATACATCCATAGATACAGTTGGTGTGTTTGCTGTATTGTTTGTAATTCTTATAGATTTAATAATTATAGTTTCATTACTTGCAGCAGTTATTAATGTTGTTTCTGATGCAGTAGCTAGTGCTTTACCGAAAAATTTGTAACTATTTGCCATCTGTTTCTTTTGGTATGTAACTTAATAAATGTTGTAGTTTAGAATAATTTTTTTCTTTTTTTTCTAATTGTTGATCTATTTCTTTATTTATATCTGTGTGATCAGGTATTATTACAGGATTATTTAAAAGTATTTTTATATTTTCGTCTGCTTCTAAAATTTTAGACTCATAATCCTTTTTTAAAGATTCTATTCTACTCATTAGTTTTTAGGATAAGTTACTTTCACCTTTTTAATTGTTTGGTAAAAATCGTAAAACTTATGTTGTAATTCATTATCCTTATCCATTGTATGCCATAGCATATCTAGTTGATCTCCTATTTCAGGATAAGCATTTTTTCTCAAAGAAACATATCCTTTAGAGTATTCACCTTGTAATTTTGCTAAACCATCATTACATTCTTGTTCCGTAGGTTTTGTTTTACTATCATCATGTATAATTAAATTAGCATAAATTTTATTTTTGCTATCACTCCAACCAAACCATTGTCCAGTATGTAGTTGAGCTAAATAATCTTCTATGTGATCTGGTTTTCCAGTTTCTATATTCATTCTATGTATCTCCTAATCTTATAAATTCTGCATAAGTTTTGTTAGCACTACTATCTCCGTATGTTGTTACGTTAGAATTAATTTTTTCACTAACAAACCTTGCTCTAAAGGTACTTGCATCTGTAACGTCAACTATTGTAGATGTCATTACCCCAGTATGTGTATAACTTGAACTTGTTGCTTTAATAAAAGAAAAATTTTGAGCAACCATACTATAGGCTCCACCACTATTTGAAGAAATATCAATTTCTATTTTCGGTGCTCTATCATCTTCATTATTAACATAAACACTTACAACAAAATTTATTTTCCATATTCCAGTTGACGGAAAAGTAAAAACACCAGAGCTTTCAGTCATTCCAGTTCCTAAACGACCAGCAGTAGCTTCATCTGCTCTTTCCCAATTAGAAGCTATTGGATCAGCAGTTCCAGTAAAACTTGTATTTACTCTCCAAAGATCGGCTTCTGTAATTCCAGTACCGAATGGTAAAGCAGTTATCGCAGATAATGTATTATTGTTTGGTTTAACTATTGACATATTATGCTCCCATCAATGCTTGGATTTCGTTATCATCTAATCCCAAGTCTTTTAGTTTTTGTTTGCCAGATGCTTTTTTGTCTATTGCTGCTTGTTCAGCATCTTTTAATTCTTGTATCTTTGCATTTACTTCTGCTTCAGTTGGCATAGTAGCACCATCTTTAATAATTTTAATATTTGCATATGTCATTCGTTGGTCGTTAGGAATTTTATTTCCATTGTCATCATGTGTTTTCCAACCATACCAATTACTACCATTAAAAGTGTGTAATGCTTCTTGAAAATAATCTCTATTCATTTTATGTATCTCCTAATCTTATAAATGTGACATGAGTACGATTTCTACTAGAAGTACCTTTTAAATATGCTCCAGTACCCATGTTAGTACAAATAAATTTAACTTTTACATTTGAAGTATCAGTAACATCAACAAAAGTTTCACAAGAAGAAGAAGCAAAATTATTATCTGCTCTAGCTGATGCACCTGCATGAAGATTGTAAGAAGAATTATTTGTTGTAACTGATATTCTTCCAGTTAAATCTTTATCATTACCACCACTTCCATCTGTGTACCATGCCATAAAAAATCTTACTAAATAAATTCCTGTACTTGGAAAAGTAAATATACCAGAACTTTGTGACATACCAGAACCAATATAGCCAAATCCTGTGCTATCGTTTCTTTCCCAATTATTAGCTATTGGGTCTGCATCTCCACTTTGGTCACCACTTAATCTCCAATTATCTGCTTCTGTAATTCCACCACCTTTGATAAGTGAATAGTCTATTCTTTTAAGAGTCCCTGAGTCTGATACAAGAAATTCGTCAGTATCGCTAGGCTCACTAGCAAGTGCTGTTTGACCAGAAATAATATCATCATTTAATTTAGCTGCTGTAACAGAAGTTGAAGCAAGTTTAGCAGTAGTAACTGTAGCATCACTAGGTACACCAAGATCAAGAACATCACCAAGTATCTGAATAAAATCTA